CTGATCCGGCCATCCAAGCGATGATGATGCAGGCTCAGGCCCAGTTGGAGATTGACCGCGAGAAGGCGATGGCCGATATTCAAGCCAAGCGAGAGAAAGCGGCTGCTGAGATTCAACTCGCCCGAGAGAAGGCTGCGGCTGAACTGGAGCTGAAGAGGCAAGAGTTCGAGGCTGAAGTCCAACTCAAGGCGGCAAAGATCGGCGCAGGCATCTCCTCAAACATTGAGATTCCGGGGTAAATCATGGCAACCAGACAAGAAGTCTTACGGGCATACGCAAACAATCCACTAGCGGAGCTGACTCCTTCAGAGGAGGCAATCAACTACTGGATGGGCGCTGGTCTGGATAACTTTGACCAGATCGTCCGACAAGTCCGCGCCGAAAACCCAACCCTTGCGAGGCAAATTGACTCACAACGCAGCCTCCTCGGTGTTGGTCAACCAACCGGGATTTCGGTGAATGAAGCCGATGCTTTGGTCAAGGCCGCATACGCAGACATTGGAAGGACGGGGACTGGCGGGGAGGTCTTCCAGATTGACCCGCAGGGACTTGCATATTGGAAGGGTGAGCTTACAAGTGGTCGGCTTTCCCCTGATTCGTTCCAGTCCGCATTCGATCAAGCGGTTTCCAACTATCTTGTTGAAAAGCCCACCTCCCCATACACCACTTATGTGGAGCAGACGCAAGACAATGTAGTGTCGGGGCTTACTGGCGCAGAAGCTGATGCAATCGTCCGATCCGCTTACGGCAACATTGGGCGCGTCGGTGTTGGGTCACGGACAAATCAAATCGATCCTCAAGGGCTGGCCTATTGGACTGGTCAGCTAATGAGCGGTCAACTAACCCCCGAGAACTTCAGACCCGCATTTAACCAGGCGGTCAGGAACTACATCGCAGAAAAGCCAACAGATCGTTATACGTCGGTCATTGAGCCGATGGTGAATGCTGGTCTGTTGGATGACTTTAGCCCGACTCAGATGCGGGCGATTCCTGGTACGGGTGTGTATGATCCTTTCGCCACCCGCGCTCCTTATGGGGCCGGAAGGTTTGGCGCTCAGATGAGTCCTTTGATGTTCACTCCTCCGGCACAAACAAATCAGACTATTCCAACAATGCCCAACGCCCCCGCGATCTTTGGGCTTGTTGATCTTCCTGGCCAAGTGATGACCACGCCAGTAATTCCGGGAGGGGAATACATGGCAATCGGATCAGCTCCGGTCTTCGACTTCGCCATGAATAATGGTCTTCTCTCTGACTACACCATTGCAAGATGAACAAGTCAGAACGGGCTAAAACGCTTCTGGGTGACGAATGGTTTACCGGGGAGATCGATTCCATCCGTTCAACACTTATGAGTGTTATTACCAATTCGGATGAGATGGACATAGACATTCGTGAGCGAGCCTATTTGAAACTTCGCTTACTTGATGAAATAATGGGGCACTTTTCCGCAATTGCTTCCGAAGACCAGATGGTCAAGAAGCGGTGGAAAATCCTCTGATGCGAGTCTGACGCTTTCAGACACAACTGAGGAACGAAATGGCTGAGAACATGGCCCCGGAATCCGGGAATGTCTCGATGACGGTAAACGAAGCCGCAGGCGCGTTTTTGGGGATGATGGAGCCGACGGAAGCTGAACAAGCCGCCCCGCAAGCTCAAGAGGAACCAGAACAAGTCGAGGCGTCCGAACACGAGGTGCTTGAAACCGAAGAAGTAGAGGTAGAGCCTGAACCACAGCGATTCCGAGTGAAAGCCGCTGGTGAGGAAAAGGAAGTCACCTTCGACGAATTGGTGGATGGGTATCAAAAGGGGCTGGACTACACCAAGAAGTCACAGACTCTTGCCGAGCAGCGTAAAGCTGTAGAAGCTGAGAGGATGGCCGTAGAGCAGGCAAAGCAGGCGCGGGATGCCTACGCGCAAAGGCTGAACCTGATCGAAGAGTTCATCAGTAAACAAGACACCGGGGAAAATCTCGAGGCGTTGAAAGAGACAGACCCCATTGGTTATGCCGTCAAGGTAGCCGAGCGCACAGAGCGCGAGAAGCAACTTGCGATGGTGCAGGCCGAGAGGCAGCGGATTGCAGAACAGCAAACCGCCGAGCGTCAAGCCGCACTAGCCCAAGCTGTTCAGCGTGAAGCGCAGCGACTTGCGGAGGTGATTCCTGACTACGCGCACCCTGAGAAGGGAACCGAAGTCAAGAAGATGGTTCGAGAGTTTGCCAAGTCCATTGGTTTTTCCGATCAAGAACTGGCAAGTGCTTACGATTCTCGAGCTGTTCAGGTTCTGTATATGGCCGCGCAATACGCGAAGTTACAGAGCCAGAAGCCTCAAGTAACCAAGAAAGTAAGTGAAGCGCCGAAGATGCTTCGTCCAGGCACGGCAGCGACCCAAAAGGTAGCGGCAGACGAAACAGTAAAGAAAGCTCATTCGCAGTTGAGGAAGTCTGGAAAAGTCTCCGATGCTGCGGCCCTTTTCGAACGTCTACTCTAAGGAAAGATCATGACCCAATTTCGTACCTATGCCGCTATTGGTATGCGGGAAGACCTGAGCGACATCATCTATAACATCGCTCCCACCGACACGCCTTTCATGTCCACCGTGGGCAAGACCAAGGCTACGGCTGTCTACCACGAGTGGCAGACCGACTCCCTGGCCGCCGCTGCTACTAACGCCGCAGTTGAAGGTGCTGACGCTTCCACCGCGACGCTCAGCCCGACGACCCGTGTTGGCAACCGCACCCAGATCAGCCAGAAGACTGTCGGCGTGACCGGAACCCTCCAGGCTGTTGACAAGGCTGGCCGCAAGTCGGAACTGGCCTATCAGCTGTCGAAGGCTTCGTCTGAGATCAAGCGCGACATGGAGTTCACGCTGCTGAACAACACCGTTCAGAGCAACGGCACTGCTGGCTCTACCGCACGCGTGTTGGGTGGCCTCCAGACCTGGCTTGCCACGAACGGCGACTTCGGAACTAGTGGCTCTGCTGGTGCTTCTGGCACGACCGCTCGTACCAACGGCACGAACCGCACCTTCACTGAGACCGAACTCAAGACGGTCATCAAGGAAGTGTTCGAGTCGGGTGGTTCGCCGAAAATTCTGATGGTGACCCCGGCGCACAAGCAGACGGTTTCCGCTTTTGCGGGTATCGCTGCCCAGCGTTACATGGCTCCTTCGGATGCTCCGACGACCATCATTGGCGCTGCCGACATCTATCTGTCGGACTTCGGCTCGGTGAGCGTGGTTCCCAACCGCTTCATGCTGTCGGGCAACTCTGCTAACGAAGTGGCCTTCGTGCTTGATCCCGAGTACGCTGCTGTTGCTTATCTGCGTCCCTTCCAGACCAATGAGTTGGCGAAGAACGGCGACTCGGATCGCACTCAGCTGCTGGTGGAATACACCCTCGAGGTCAAGAACGAAGCCGCTCACGGCATCATCGCTGACCTGTCGTAAGCCGATTTATCGGTGACAACTAAGGGGGCAGGGGCAACTCAGCCCCCTTTTTCACATGAACATCAACGAAATCGCAAAGAACACCAAGGTAGTCCAGCGCAAGGCTCACGCCGCTGAAGATGGCGGGATAGTGATCGAGAGTTCGCAGGATGTGGGTGGGATCATTGAGTCCAATAAGGCTCAATTCAACTCATACGATGAACGCGCTCGATGGAGTGACCAACTGTTTGGGAACAAGATCGCCTCGGTTCCTTTGGTGGTGATTGACGATCTCAACAAAAAGGGCATCATGCGGGGATTCCATGTGGTTGACCAGGCCCGATTCAAGGAATGGCTCAACAATCCTGATAACCGCGCATTCCGCACCCGTCCAGGGAGGGTCTAATGGCTATCTCCACCTATTCCGATCTCAAGACCGCAGTTGCAGACTATCTGGCGCGGACTGATCTGACCAGCAAGATTCCTGACTTCATAACATTCGCAGAGAACCGCCTTCGCCGGGACTTGCGGATTCGTCAGATGCTCAAGCTGGTCAATGCAGCGATGACCGCTAACGACTCCACGCTATCGCTTCCGAGCGACTTCCTGGAGATGCGGGACATCCATCTGAATACGACTCCTAACTTTGCTTTGGAGTACCTCTCTCCCAATATCTTCTATCGCAATGCCGACGCAACAAACACGGGGGTTCCGAAGCGATATACCTTGTTGGCGAGTGACTTCCAGTTCGCACCGATCCCGGACTCTGCTTACAACGTGCGGATGCTGTACTACGCAGCTCCGGCCTATCTGAGCGACTCCAACACCTCAAATGTGTTCCTGGCGAACTGTGCCGATGCGCTGCTCTACGCTTCTTTGGGAGAGGCAGAGCCTTACATCATGAATGATGAGCGTCTGAACACCTGGGCCGCGCTGTATCAAAGGGCAATTGACACTATCAACGCATCCGATGATCGGGGAGAATACGCAGGTGTTCCCCTGACGATGACTCTCGCACGGAGATAAATATGTCTGAAATCTCAAACTATCTTGAGAATGCGCTAATCAACGCAACTCTGCGGAACACGGCGTATACAAGCCCGACCACGGTTTATGTGGCGCTATACACCACAGACCCTACCGATGCGGATACGGGTACTGAGGTGAGCGGCAACGGATATGCTCGTCAGAGCGTGACCTTCTCCGCTCCGTCCAACGGTGCAACGTCAAACTCGGCGGCGGTGGAGTTCCCTCAAGCGACTGGTTCGTGGGGCACGGTCGCCTATATCGGCCTTCGGGATGCATCCTCTGGTGGAAATCTGCTGTATCACACGCCTTTGGATGCCTCCAAGACCATCGCTACGGGTGATGTGTTCCGCATCGCCATTGGCTCGCTGACGGTTACGATTTCGTAATGGCCGATCTCTACCCACCGTGGTCGATTGACTCCCTTGATAACCTCAAGGCGAGTCTGGATGACCTGACTCTAACGCTTGATTCGCCTTTATACATCACAAGCGTTACTCGGTGGGATGGGGATGCCTCCATCGCTGCTTCTGCGAGTGTTACGGCAGACGCAACACGGGTTCAGTTCGGGGCAGGATCGATTACTGCTGATGCAGCGGTAACGGCTCAAGGCATCCGGGTTCAATTCGGCGCTGGTTCTTTTGAGGGATCGGCCTCGGTTGTTTGTAGTGCAATCCGGGTTCAGTTTGGCTCTGGAGACATCACCACTACCTCGGTGGTGACCTGTCTCGGTGGATTGGTTGCAAGCGGTCAAGCCAGCGTCACGGCAGAGGCCACGGTCACTTGCGTAGCGAATGCGACCTTCTCGGCGTTTGCCTCGGTCAACGCTCTGGCCTCGGTTGGGTGTCTTGCGAATAAGCAAGGCGACGAGTGGAGCAATGTCCAGGTTGATGAGAGTTCATGGACTCCTGTGACCGATACCGAGACAACATGGGATGTCGTCGCAAGCAATTCCGACACATGGACTGATGTTACAGACACCGAAACGAACTGGACTCCAGTTGCCGCTGCTGGTGGAACATGGGTGAGGGTGTGAAATGCCTGAAACTAAGATTACATTCGGAGAGTGGTTGCCAGATCAGCCGGGCATCGCTGGTGCGCTCCAATCTGCATACAACGTCTATCCTCAACAGATTGGATATGGCCCTATCCCGAGCCTGACGGAATACTCGAACTCGGCCTCTGAGAACCTGACTCGCGTCTTCTCCGGGAAGATCAGCAGCACTTCCACGATGTTCGCCGGAGGAGCGACCAAGCTCTTCAAGTACGACTCAACCAACAGAAACCTTACAAATGTTTCAAAAACGGGTGGGTACACAGGCGGGAATTGGAGCTTTACCCAGTTCGGTGATGTGGTTCTTGCCGCGAACAACTCGCAAAAGATTCAGTCTTTCACCCTCAACAGCAGCACCGCTTTCGCTGATGTTGCCGCCGCTGCTCCGGTCTGTAAGTATTTGACTGTTGTCCGTGACTTCGTGGTCGCGGCAAACATCTCGTCCAATCCGAATCGAGTCCAATGGTCTGACATCAACGATGAAACGGACTGGACTTCCGGGCCAACCTCTCAGTCTGACTTCCAGGACATTCCTGATGGCGGGGATATCCAGGGGATAACTGGTGGAGAGTTCGGGCTTGTCCTGTTGGAGAAGTCTGTAGTGCGGATGACCTATATCGGCTCCCCGCTTTACTTCCAATTCGACACCATCTCTCGTGAGATCGGGTGCTATGAGCCTGGCTCTGTGACCCAGTACGGGAACATGACCTTCTTCCTGTCGGATGACGGGTTCTATATGTGCGATGGCCAGAGAGTCTCGCCAATCGGGGCTGAGAAGGTAGATCGGTGGTTCTGGAACGATCTCTCTCCCTCTTACACGAAGTTCAGCGCCGCGATTGATCCGGTCAAGAAGGTAGTGATCTGGTGCTATCAGAACACCAATGCAGGCTATTCGCTCTTGGTTTACAACTGGCAGCTCAACCGCTGGTCTTACGGAGCGACTGCGGCCTCTTACATTTCTTCGGCAGCGACTTCTGCTGTGACTCTTGAGGGTCTTGACCTGTTCTCGGCCTCGATTGATGCGCTTGGCGTGTCTTTGGATGCTCGTCAATGGCTCGGTGGACGGTTGGTTTTCGCCGGGGTAAGAGATGCCAAGATCGTCACCTTTGAGGGCCAGCCTATGTCGGCCTTCATTGAGACTGGCGATCTTTCTTCCATCGCAAGCATCATCACATTGGCTCGTCCCCAGATTGATAACGGGTCTGCGACTGTGGCGGTTGCCTCTCGTGAGATGCTGGACGACGACATCATCTACTCCACAGCGGTTGCCGCGAGCAATGAGAATCGAGTCTCTCTGAGAAGCTCCGGCAAGTACCATCGCGTGAAGGTTGTTCCTACGGGCAACTGGACAACGATGGCCGGGGTTGATGTGAACATCGTCGGGAGGGGCCGTCGATGATGTTTCGTGTTCTCCCCCCGTTTGGCGCTGATCCTCGAGGAATTTCCGAGGTCGTCAATGGGTTGATGAATGGCAAGTCCAACAACACCGGGACTGTCACTCTCGCCACGGGTGGTGCATTGACCACGACTCTCTATGACGAGCGGATCAGCACAGACACAAAGATCATTCTGCTCCCGTTCTCTGCTGCGGCTTATGTTGACCAGCTGCCTTTCGGAGCGTTTCAGGACTCCACCGATCAGACTGCGGCATCTACGACTGCGGCGTATGCGGTCACCCTGAACACGACTGATTACTCAAACGGGATCACGGTCTCCAACAGTTCTCGGATCAACTTCAAGAATCCTGGGACATACAACATCCAGTTCTCGCTCCAGTTCGCAAATACAAACTCGCAGATTCATGACGTGGACATTTGGTTCAGGAAGAACGGAACCGATGTGGCCGGAAGTAATAGTCGATACTCAATCCCAAATAAGCATGGCAGCATTGATGGACATCTGATCGCGGCTCTGAACTACTTTATTGAACTGGCTGCGAATGACTACATGGAGGTCATGTGGGCAACAACGTCAACAGCGGTTTCGATTGAGCAGCTCCCTACTCAGACAAGCCCGACCCGTCCGGCGACTCCGAGCGCAATCGTGACGGCAAACTGCGTATCAATGGCGAGCATTGCAAATGTGTACGTTTCATCGCAGACTCAGGGATCGGCAACTATCAGCCATTACGCTAATTCCACAGCCGATAAGACCTTT